AACAAAAGCGTCATCTTTGTTTTCGGTAACTAATCTATTACCGTATGTTCTCTCTAACATTTTTGTTAAACGATTACCTTTTTTTCTTACAGTAGGTACGTTGCCTGCCGTAGCCTCTAATAATAAATTTTTCTTAACAAGATTTTCTGTAAAGTCTGCATCTATCTCTTCAAAAGATTTTCCTTTATTATTAACTTTAAATTTTTCTAGTTCATCATAAAATTTAAAATCATCAATATTATTTTTAGATGCAGCAATAATATCTGATGTAGAGTTTTCATATAGAAATTTTTTAAATCCCACACCAGCTTTACCAGCTAAAAACTCTTGTGTAGTTGGACCAAATACACTTTTTCTTGCACCTTGTAATAAACCAGTATTTTCAAAAACTTTAGCCATTCCACTTAAATTATCTAAGTTTGTAAATGTAGATTTAGCTTTTCCAAGTTTACTTACACCAAAACCAAGTAATGCTACTGGGTCAGCAAATATCTGTGCAATTATATCTATTGCACCAGTCATGTAATTATATGCTTTTGTGCCTGGTTCTATTATTTCATCTATAGGCTTAAATAAATATCTACCAATTGTAACTGTAGGTTCCAGTCCTGCAGCAGCAAACTTTTCTGCACGTTCTCCTACAAATTGTATTTGATTTGCTTTTTTCTTTTGCTCTTCGTATATCTGTACACCTAAAATATTATCTCTAACAAACTCTCTTGCAGCTAATGGGTCAACACCTGCAGCTAATAAATTTTTATACTCATCTGTTTGTGTTGGGTCTGTTGTTCCTAAGAACCATCCTTCACCTAAATCTAAATCTTTACCTGCAGCTTTAGCAGAATCTATTTCACCTAACAAAGTTGCTTTACTTAATTTAGCAGCCTCATCATGTGTAAGTCCTTGTTGTCTGCCTTCTAAATATCTAACACCTCTTGGCGCACCACTTTCCCATAAGTTTTGAAATCCTATAAAAAAACCTCTCACTGCTCTACGTGTAGCATCTTTTAACTTGTCAAATCCGTTTTCTTCTTTTAAAACAGATTCCTTCATAACTATCTGTCCTAGTCTTGGGTCATCTTCTGATATTCCTAGTTTTACTGCACCAACTAAAGAACCTTTACTTATTGTTGGATAACGTTTTATTATTGCGGATGCACGATTAGCTTGGTCTTGATTTACAGAACTAGGTGCTACAGCTTTACTTATAGCTCTTTTTGTTTCTGAATCATCTTGAAACGATGATGCGTCAAAAGTGCTAAATGACATGTTACCCCTTTAGTAATTGTGCTAGAAGTGGGTCACCTGTTAATTCATAAAATTTTTGTATTAAAGATTCTGTAGTTTCTATTGGCTCTTGTGAACCAACACCTGGACCAAAGTCTAATCCATCTTCTACTGGTCTTAATGGTTGATTAGTAGGTTCAAATACACTTGCAGCTGCAGTTGGTGCTGCTGCTGGAGGTGGTAATTCTTGTGTTAAATTTAAGTTTTGTACTTCACTGTTCAATGCTTTAAGTGGTTCTTTTTCTCCATAAGTCATTCTTGTTTGGTCAATATAATTATTAGATGCTGGTTTTACAGCAGAATTTCTTTTATTGATTCTTGTTGCCATCTTCTTCTTCCTCATCTTCAAATATAAAAGTTTGACTAATAATTAAATATCCATTAGGTAAATCTATAGTTGGTAATCTGTTGTGAAATAATCTAGGTTCAAATAAATCACTTTCTAATAATATATCGTCACCTAATTCATCTACATCTTCTAAAGAGTTCCAAACTATATCAGCAAATTCTTTGTTTAAATCTTTCATCCCAGTCCTAATGCTTGTTGTATAGAAGGCGCAGGTCCCGTGGTGGTGGGACCTTGACCTTCTAATAGTTGAGCCTCTGGCTCTGGTATGTCGGGTTTTTCTGCTGTAAAAAATTTATCTAAGATGCTCTGCATATTACCTGGATTTTTTCTAATTTGCACAACAGCCATAATAGCCTTTTCATCTCCACCAGATGCTTGTTGTAATAATGTATCTTCTAATACTTTGTCCATTTTTTCTCTTGTAATTCTCTCATTAACCATAGCTAAGTTATCTAATCCATCTAAGTTTTCTTGTAATGTTTGTGTGTCAATAACACCAGAACTAAGAAGTTGCAGCCCTGTAACAATCTTCTGTGGTTCATCATAACCAGCCATAGCACCATAAACACGTCTAGTTTTAAAAGCACCGTTTATATCTGTACTTGGTTCATACTTTTCAGAAAAGAACTCATTGTTATAATATCCAGATAGTTCTTTGTTTGTACCACCATACATTTTTTCATCCCATTCAAGTCTTTTAGAATCAATCTGTTGAACGGCATCTGCTAATACTGTGTGATATTCTCTAATCATTAATGACATAGATGCACCTAATTCTTCTAATCCTCTACCTGTTGCAAAACTTAATGGTGATTGTGAATCATCTTGTGCTGGATAAGATGCACCAACACGTAACTGACGTTCTATTCTATCTATCTGTTGAAAAATTTGATAAGGGATATTAGATGCTGGTTTTGATACAGAACTTCCTGGAGAAAAATAGTTAACTGCAAATCTACCTTTTTTATATTGTCCAGATTCTAATTCACCAGTAATGTTTGTTTCTGTAAATACAGCATCTTCCATAGCTATTATTGACATGACATTTATTTTTGCCATTGATGCCATTAATCCTATAATCTGGTCATATTGACCTTGCATTTGGTCAAAAGAAAATTTCTTTGCAACAACAAAAGCTGGTCCACTTTCTAAAGGATTAGGAATAAAATCTAATATTGTACTTGATGACATGTGGTAAATGTATGTACCTTCTTCATTGTAATATTCAGATACTAAGTCACCTTCATTATTTGAGTTTGCCCAAGAACCATTGTAAGCATCTTGATATGCCGATGCGTAACCACTAGCAATATTTACTGTGTTATAACCTTTTTTAATTTCTTTTTCAAACTGTGGATATATTTTTGCTAAGGATGCTTTAGGTACACGTCTTACAATAGACATTTCTTTAGGCATTTGGTCTGCACCAAAGTAACCAGGGAAACAATTGTAAGGGTCACGTAATTCTGCACAAGGATATGGTGTACCATCTGGACCTTTTTTTTCTTTAATAATCCAAACTGCAAAACCATAACCTGGTAACCATCTACCAACTTGTGGCATTTGTAAATCTAATCTTTGTACATCATCATAAGCTGTAACAATTCTTGCTATTTTATCTGCTCTTTTTCTTGCACGTTCTGAATCTTTATTATTTGGTACATCAACTTTTAAGTTTGGTATTCTACCTATTTTTTGTGCTAGATGTTCTAGTCCAGACATCATAAGGTTAGGCATAGGTACTTGCCAATCTTCAAAACCTTGTATTTGGTCACCTAATAAAGCAAGTAATCCAGAAGGACCACCGTTCATAATAGAACGAATACGTCCACGTGAACTATGATTATCTTGATTATCGTAATGTAGTTGTGTTATTTTATCTTGTAATTCTGATGTGTTCATATCTTTACCATGGTGCAGTATTCATAGAACTTATATCCATGTTTGAATAACTAGGGTTATAATCATATCCCATTTCTGCAATAAATTCTTTTTGTAACCTTCTTACAATTTTTATTGGAAACCAACTTGCCATAACTATATCCGACTTATATCCTTTGCTACTTGCTTTGTTAGCAGCATTTGAAAAATACAAAAGCTGCCTACGATATATATTACTCTTATTTTGCGAATCTGCATTACCATAAGGAAGATTTACTAAACCTTTGTCAAATAGTTCACTCATAGAACCTACACCAAAATACGGGTCAAATTTATTTTTTTGTGTTTGATGTCCTTCTAAATGTATGCCACGTGATGCTGTCCATTCTTTTAATTCTCTATCTTGTCTAATTGCACGTTGAAATCCGTTCTCTTCAATAATCCAATGAGAACATTGATACTTGCTATACCATTCTTTAATTGTTTTAAATGCCTGGGGAATACCTCCACCTTTTTTATTTTCTATATCTACCATGTAAAGTTTGCCTTTTTCTACATCGTATGCCCATAAGAATGCTGCTTGATAACCAGTAGCAGCTGGGTCAAGACCAGCAATCAATCTTGTTTTAGGTGGTAAATGACCAACTATTCTTGAATCATCTCTTGCTGCATCTAAAGAATCTACTTTAAACATTTGTAAACCTTCTGAAAAAGGTCTGTTTAAGTAAACCATTTCAAAAATCGCAAGACCACCTGTTGTTTCGGCATTTCTCCTTTGTGCCATGAGCCACTTATAACTTCTCTTTGACGACCATAACATGTGTTTTTTATGGTCTTTTGGTTCACCACTATCAATAGGAATATCTAAGCTATGAGCTGATTCTATTATTTTTTCCCATTCATCATTGTCATTCAAAGAGTTATACAAATCATCTGGATGTTGTCTTGAACCTATGACAACAATTGCTGTATGTTCCTCTTTACGTGATGACAATGTTGTAGTCCACCATCGTTTTGTTTGTTCACGTGAACTAGGTTGCACAGTTGTACCGTGGTCCTCAATATCGTCTGCAATAATTAAATCACAGTCACGTGATAGTATCTTACCACCTTTGCCTACAGCCACCATAGTCGGTGATTTGATACCAGTTACGGTTCTAGTTTTTACAGTAAATTGTCCAGAACTCCAAGTTTTACCTGTTCTGCTTTTTGGTTTAAAAGTTTCTCCTGGACCACAAAAATCTTCTATTAGTTTTTCATTGTTCTCTAAATGGTCAAGCACTGAACCTACAGAGTTTTTTGCAATATCTTCATTACCACCTACCCACATAACCCTTATGTTTGGATTTTGACATATCTGCCATACAGCAAAGTGTGTAAGTAAATCTGTTTTGCCATGTCGTGGTGGTGATAGAATCATAAGCTGTTCACCTTTATCAATAGCTTTTAAAATATTTTTAATCCAATTTTTATGAAACTTAGCTGTTTCGTATTGTTGTCCTGTTTCTGTTAAGAAGTACCTATCTCTAAATTTTTTAAAAGATTTTAAAGAACTCTTAGCCTCTTCTGGTATATCCCAGTTCTCTCTAGCTGCAAGTTTTGCTTTATCTTCCTTATAAGCAAGCATCATTCTTGCAACTACACTTTGGTCAACTCCTATATCTTCTGCTACAAATTTTTGTGTAAGTAATCCTTCATCAATTTCTTGTGCATAGTTTTCTACAAAATATAAATAATGTTCACCACGATTAGCCCTACTGCTAGGTGTCTGTAATTTTTCTTGTTCTTTTTTCTCTGCAGTTCGTGTCCTGGCGTTTGCAGCTTTAGTACATTGTATCTTGCAATATTTTTGTCTGCCATGTGCTTGTTTAAACTTATCACCACAGTGTGGACATTTAACTGTTTTGAGATTTGCCACTATGGTTATTTTTTCTTTTTCTTTGGAAATCCTGCTTTCATATTTGCGTATGCTTTAGGACTAATTGTAGAATTCTTTTTTGACCTACTTGTTCCTGCTTTTTTCCTTTTGTTTATGTTGTAATATAAACCTTTTTTAGCTGCCATTATTTCCAACTCTTTCTTGCTTTTGTTTTTGCATTTTTAGATAGTTTACCATAATGTACTACTTGTTTTGATGATTTAGAGTGTTTAGCCCCAGTATGAATTTGACCATTCATTTTGTGTACACTACCTTTGTACTCTTTGCCAGTCTTAAAATAATGTTTTGTTCCTGCTCCCATAACTCTCCTTTACCATTCTTTGCAAGACCAATATCTTGCAGTTGTCTTATCTTTAGCTGTACTACATTTGTGCCTGGCACGAAATGATGCACGTGCTTTAGGATTACTTTTTCTGACTGGCATGTTAGGGTCACCGAACATAACCTTCTTGACTTTGCCATTACTCATGACAAAAACCTTCTTAGATTTTCTCCCGTAACCTGGTTCGCCTTTTCTAATAGCCGTAGGACTATTTAGCTTAACCTTCATGCCCTGGTATTCAGCCAATCTTAATACATTCCTTTTTTCTTTTTTTTCTTGCCCTTTTTATGTTTTGGCATTGATTCTCCTATCTATAATAATATTATGGCAGAATACATTTCGGGTAACAAGTACCCTAATTCCAAACGGAATGCGCAGTACCAAAAGAATCGGACCTGCGTTGATTCTGCATGTACTACTATCTTATCTCAATATAATAAATACAAATATTGTTATAAACATAAACCTAAGTCATTCCCAAGAATCAAAGGCAAGTATGTTGATGAAACAAAACAAAAACCCCTGGCTTGAAAAAAAATTTTTTCTCTCTGAATTGTAAGTTGAAATAATTTATAGTAGAGTTTAAGCGCACAAACAACTCGGAGAAAGTAGTTAGATACAGGTAAAGGGGACATCGGGAGTACAAAAGCCTTACCATGCAGCCAGCATGACCAACTAGAAAGACAAGTAAGGTACCCAAGGTCTAGCAAAACATCCTAGTTCAAATTTAAAAATATAAAAAATAATAGCCCGCTATATTCAAAAACACCCTACATAAAATAACAATATTAATGAAATGCAAAGAATGTAAAAGGGAACTTAAAGCAATAGGTGATACTAAATTCTATTGTGATAGTTCTCCTAATATGTGTAGTTTATCTACAAAAACAATTAACAAATACAAGATATAGTATTAATCTTTACTAGCACACTATATATAGTATTAAATTGGCAATACAATAACTTAGTGTTACGAATACGAATACCCACCACCCAAATTTAGATTCCCGTTTAATGCGCCGATAATCTATATTATGTTGCGTTGTAGGGCCTATGTTTCCTACTGTTTAGAAATAAAAGCCCTGTTTCACTGCTTTTGTAAGTAGGTGTAAAAATAGCCCTATATTTTTTTTAAAAATGGATATGGCATGGCCTAGTTTGTAAAGGATTGATAGATTCAACCAACATAAATTAACTGGGTAAACATAAAATAATATTTCTTATAAATTGTTACCATTAGTTACAGAAGTATGCCTATAATGGATTATATGAAAATTGAACAAAAGCAAATCACGTTTATTATCGGAGCCAGTGGGTCTGGTAAGTCAAGGCATGCCGCGCAAGCTGCGCAGTCTGTCAATGGATTTGTAATTGACCCAGATAAAATAAAGCTGGCCTTAAATTCATTTCAAGACTTAGATGCTGTAACTAATGAGAAGCTGCATCCGTCAGCCAGCCAATTAAGTAAAGACTTACTAGCCAGTTATTTCAATGACCCTGAAACATTCTTAGCAAGATATAAAGCCGATTCAGTTTTATTTGATAACCGCGGCAAGGATTGGAATAAGGTACAGAATCATATTAAGAATGGTTTGAATGCTGGGTTAAAAGTTAAATTTATCTATGTAGAAAATTCACTGGCCAGCTGCTTGTTAAATGTTTACAGAAGGAATAAGACCAGCAGCCGCGCAATGAAATTATCAGTTGTGGCCCTTGACTATGCTGGCACTGTAGCCACTGCGCAGAATCTTAAATTTATGGCCGCAGCTGGTGCCATTGATTTGCAGATTGTATCGGGTTATGAATCCATAAAATCTACATTCATCAAAAGAATTATCGGGTTTTCATTAAGCAAGTTAATGAGAAAATAAGGAAGGTAAAAAATGAAAAATAAATTAGAAGAGATAACCTGGGTAGATATATTCGGGAATGAAGTCAAGCGGGATATGTACCAGATAACTGGGCCAGAACGTGACACGATGAAATCCAAGAATGAGATAGATGCCAGTCAGTGCGGCTGCAAATAATTAAAGGAAGGAAGGAAAAATAAAATGGTAAAAGAAATTGCAAAGCTAGTTGTAGTAAAGCCAGTGTTAGGAAATAATAAAAAATACTGGCTGGAAAAAATGGGCTTTACAAAATCAAATAGTGAATGGTCAAAGGAAGGCACCGTAGAAGAATTAAAAAACTTCTGGGATGAGATAGATGTTTACAAGACACCAATTGTAAAATCTAAAGAGCAAAGAAAATATACCTCTGGCATGATAGATAACAAAGTCCAGAGATACTATGTTCACAATGACTATGAGTTGGATTTCTATTTACAAGTAGAGAAGATTCAAGAATTAGAAATAGCAGCATGAAAAAAAATAAATATAAAAATGACTACATAAGTTACACAAATGTGTACAATGGTTATGTGATAGTTAAGGAAGGTAAAGAATGAATCAAGTAATAGCAAGACTAAAAAGACAAATCAACTATCTCTTAGAAACTGGAGATTATGTTGGTGCAAAGCATCAGATAGACAAGCTAGTGGCAATATCATCACCAAGTTTGCCAGAAATTGTAATTTGGAAGGAAGGTAAATGATGGATGATATTCAAACAAGATTAAATAGAAATCAACATTTATACAGAGTTGTTTTTTGGAATAGTTCTGGAGAGATAAAAGTTACAGCACCAACAACTTATGAAGATGCTTACAAGACAGCTGAATCATGGGAAGGTGTCATTTACAGAATGGAAAAATCACAACCAACAAAAGGTAAAACATAATGGGTGCAGGTAACTGTTATCCAGCAGCCTGGAATGCAATCCATGACAAGTACCCACAAGAGCAAGACTGGGTCGTGGTCCATGCGCTTAGAGATATTTTACAAGGTGGTAAACATTATGGTGGCCATGCTTTTCTAAGAAACACAAAGACAAACAAAGTCTTTGATGACAGTATTAGCGCAAAACAAATTGATGGTTCTGTTGATGGTGTTGTTGACGGTATGGACTTTGATGAGTACGTAAAAAAAACACACGTGCTTACAGAAGGTAAGTATGTTTACAAAGAATATACAATCAAGGAACTTAATCAATGGACATTCAAGGACCAGACACACGAGCCTTTTGAATTAGCAAAAGAACAATGGATGTTATCAGATGAGGAGTTTCAACAAAGATTCCCAGGGTTCAAGAACCAGGCAGATTACATAAAAAATTATTACTGGCCAACCTTTGAGCCACACTGGGAAAAGCTAGAAAAAATGAATGAGGCTGCATCTAAATGACACTGCATAGAGATTCATACAGCAGATTTGATTCAGATGCAAACGGAGTTATGACACCTTCATTCATGTATGTATCAAAAGATTGTAGGGACATTGGACTGCCAGCATTACACGAGGCAAAAGCAGAGATAGAGAACATGCCATTCCCATCAAACGAGCAGCCATTGACAGCACTAGATTTACATTACTTGATTTACGAACAGCCACATGAAGAGTGCGGAAGTTCACACGGCAGCTTTGAATACAGAAATGGAGCTTCGGGTCTTGTATAAAAAAGTTTATAAAAGTGTTACCATATTACACAGAGTATGTATAATAAAAGAGAAGGAAGGAGAACAATGAGATGTGATAATTGTGGAGATGGTCTTAGTTTTTCATTCGGAGAAGTTAACACTTTCTCGCTTGGTCGTCCATATCATAAGTATTGTTATGAGAAAAATGTAAAAAGTATTCATGATGAATATAGAAAGGAGAACCATGAGTAACAAAGAGTTCTATGATTCTTGGAAACAAGTACACATAGATAACCCAGAGTTCACAAAAGCTGAACAAACACTTACTAAGATTCCAGATGATGAAGTCTTAGTATTAAAGAACGAAAATAAACTAATCGCTGTTGCCTGGAGTGGTAAGAGAAGTAAATACGATTGGTACTTTAGATTCAGAGATAAGAAACAAATGGATAAATACATTTCGGATTACTTCTGCAAGCTAGAAGATAAAGCAAGACTAAAGATAGAGAGCAAAGAACAAAAGAAAAAAGATAAGCTAGAGTTCTTTGATTCAATACAAATTGGAGATATCTTTGTTGATAGTTGGGGTTATGACCAAACACAAAATGAGTTTTACAAAGTTACAAAAAAACTCAAAGCATCTATCAAGGTAGTCAAGATTGGTAGCAAAACAGTTGCTAACTATACAAGCGCATTGTTGGTAGAACCAGTTCCAGACGCAGTTATTTCAGAAGAGATAACCAAGGTTCCACAAGACGGGTATATTGCAACACGTAGTTTTAGTTGTGCTTTGCCTTGGAATGGTAAACCACTTCACGAAACAGCACCAGGATGGGGTCACTAATGATTGAGCTAATCTATGGACTAGCAGTAATTGTTTTAATTTCATGGGCATTCTTAACAGGTGCCATGTACATAAACATAAAACATTTACAAAAGCAACTTTATAAATTTGAAAAACGTGAAGATGCAGTACAAGCTGCAATTAATAGAAAACTAAAAGGCAAGGAGGATGATTACTTTGATTGAGCTAATAGCAGTTGTTGTTGCATATCTTGCAGGGAGAATCATTGGAGAGTATCAAACCAAGAGAAGATTCAAGAGAGTATATGCCAGGCATCAAAGACTAATCAAGAAAGGTAAAGAACAATGACAGATACAGAAATTATACAACAGCTTTGGTTCTGTTTGAGCCAGGGTTACACCTATGCAGAGGCCCAAATACATATCAAGGCTTTTGAAGAGGGCAAGACAACTGTCAGAAGAGTAACAGTAAAAGATAGAGAGGAGGTGTAGTTATGTGCAGTGTACAGGGCTTTATATTGTTGACCATGTTAGCAGTAGGTGTAGGGTTCACTCTAGTGGTGGCTTACTATCAGTTCCTTACATGGAAGGGCTACCGATTTGCCAAGAAAAAGATGAAAAAATGGGACAAGTAGTGTACAATAGTTACTAAGAATTGTATAAGGAGGTAACGTTTGTCAAGCATTTGTATGATGTGTGGCCAACATACCGTGGTGATAAATGCCAGGCACGTTTGTGTTAATCATTTATGTACCTTGTTCGGTCAACCATCAGTAAACGTACCAACAAATCAACCCATTTATTTATAAATAAATAACGGAAGGAATCAACAGAGTGTCTGTTCCATTAGATGACGACAATATAAATGCTTTACTAAAAGACTTAGGTATAAAGCATTCAACAGATTCTGTTGAGGATATAGTATTAGAAATTAAAAAGAGAGGAAGAGGAAGATGGCGAAACAAATAGCAAGCTATGAAGATTTGTTGTTGGAAGAATTAAAATCTAATTCAAAAGACATCAAGAATAAAATCAAAGCTAGAAATCTTATGATTGTAAAGCTGTTCAAATCTCGTGAGAGTACAAAGATGAGAATACATGAGATAGCTGCAGCTGCAGACGTATCACGTAAACATATATATACAATTGTAAAACAAGTAGAGGAAGGAAGATATGAGCCAGGAAACTAGGAAAAAATTAATTAAAAACTTTCCAGCAGATATAGTAAAGCCTGCACCAAAAGGAAAGTTTGGCAAGTACGTACCACACCATTTATATACACAACGTTTAGTTGATGTGATACCTGGAGGTTATGATTTTTCTTATGACATCATAAGGGATAAAGATAACGCAATTGTTGGTGCCAAATGCACACTGTATTTAAAAGATGCGGACCAAACTATTGTTGAAGTTGGTGACGTTAATATACATGAAATTGCAAGGAACATAACTGAATCAGAAATCCTAAAGCTAGCAGTATCAGATGGTATAAAGAGATGCTGCATGAGAATAGGTTTAGGACTAGAGTTATGGACGGGAGAAACAACGGAAGAAGAACATTATTCGGAGGGCAGTTCTACCCCTGTAAAAAAGTTACAGGAACCAAAGACTGGGACATCCCCTTCTAGTCCGAGAATCTCTGAACTACAATTAAAAGAAATGGTCTATGTCAGTTGCAAAGAAGATAAGAGCTTTGCCATGAGATGTTATCAAGATTGTTTTAACAGGACTGTAATTAAAACAAATAAAGATTCTATTGAATCATGGGATGATGCTGACATAAGAATATTTTTAGATTTTGTTGATGAATATGTTGACAAAAATAAAGATACGTTTGAAGAGAGAAAAAACAATGAGCCTATTGTAAATAAAATCATTGAGAATCTTGATGACGTACAAGAAATAAAGGAGGAAGAAGTGGGAGAACGACCAGCACCAGGTGCTTGGGAACAAGAACCACCTAGCGATGCACAGTTAAAACCTTTTAATGAGGTATTAAACAGGGCAGCCGATGATGATGTTGAGCTTTACGAAAAAGCAAAGAAGGCATTGAATGACGGAACAATTACTAAAGGTAATATTTTTGATTGGATAAACAGGAATGATTCACCTTGGAAATTACAAGACGGTAATCAGTAATGATGCAGGGTATGTTATTCACAGAGGCTAAGGAACCAAAGGAAGGTACCGATAACCATAGAGTATTAGAAAAATTAAGAGAACGTAGATTTGATTATGTTTGTGGCACACATTTTCTACAGTTGTTTATAAAAGATTATGCACAAAGAATACATGACCTAAAAAACATGGGCCATCGTATTGAATCTGCATACTGTAAGGAACATCCGTTCTGGAATCATGGACACAAAGGTAATGTAGCTATGTATTCTCTTAAAGAATTTAAGGAGGCACCGTTCTAATGAGTGATTTGTCAGTCAAAGATGCAGATGTTGTAACACTTTTAGCAGAACTAGAAGTTAGAGGTTTGTTTCAATCTGTAATAATTACACATAATGCTGGTCCGAACAAAGGCAAACAAGAATTAAAAGCTGTCTTGCCAATCAATCCAATGTTCTTAGAAAATAAAGAATCTAAAACAGAGGAAGAGTAACTAAAGAATCTTTAGATTATCCCATCCTTTTTTATTTACTGTAAAGGTAAGTACACCAGGATGGGACCAGTTACCAGTTCTCTCTGTAAAATCTATACTCTTATCTAAACTAGGACTTTGAAACCAAGTTCTATCTCCCTGTTGTTTAGCACGGAAGTGATGATAATGACCAGAGATAAGTATTGAAACATCCTTAGTATCTAATTGTCCATACATTTGACCCTTCCACCAATTCTCAATCTTTGCCTCTGCATTCCCCGAACCAGCACTCATGTGGCCATGGAGCCAAGCACAACTTATAGATTTAATTTTCATTACTTGATGAAATCCATCTGGCACTATGACCTTTACTTTTTTATATCGTTCTGTATTAGCTTTCATAATCTCATCACATATCTGAATGTGCATTGTATCTGAATTATCTAGTCTGCTTGTAGATACCTGGCCTTTACTTGTGCGAGAAACTTCTCCATGATTTCCTGGACATCCAGCCAAAATTAATTTATCGGCATGTGGTAAAAATGTTTCTACTGTTTTCATCATCATGGACCTAGCAAGTGCGTATTGCTCAATCAATGACAAACTTATATTATGCGGTAATGATTCGTAATAGGTAGGACTGCAGCCTTCGGTAAGGTCACCTAATCCTATCATGTATATTTCATCTACCTGGACACCAGACTTGCGCAGCTCTTTGATTCTGTTTACACCATCTTGTAATGCCAGGTCATATCTTTTGATAGTGTTCTCAACACCGAAATCTTTTTTACCAAGCTGCCAATCAGCCATGAACCATAAGAATGCTGTATCTCCACCATGTGTTTTTAGTTTAAGAGGTGGCTTACGACTAGCTTGTTTGAACAATGCCTGGAAGTATTTATCTTGTCCAGGTCTTTTCTTTTTAACAACACCTTTAAAAGCATAAAATGTTTCAACAGTTCCGCCTTTCAATTGTGTATTCCAGGACGATGCCTTGACTGTATCTACAATTTCATAAAGCTCTGGGTCAAAACCCCAGCCACGAAGGATGTCATCAAACTTATTACGGTAGTTTGGGTCCGTTCCAACGTGTGTAATTTCTCCGAGGCCCGTAGCCTCATTTAGTTCTAGCCCTGGCTGCCATCCAGACTTGTAGAAATTATTACCCCACTCGTCTGGTATATTCTTTGACAATTTATTTTGATATTTGTTTCTTTGCGTACTCTTTGACTACGACTAATGCTGCTCCACCACCTGCAATTGCAGCTGCTTGTAAAGCATTTATGTCAACACCAATCAATGGACTAACAACTAAGGCACCAATTGCTGCCTCAATAAAAGTCCACAGGGTTTTTGTCAGCATATCTTTTAAGTCATCACTCATTTTATACTCCCATGAATCGGACCAAGGTGTCCACCATACATCCTTCTTGAATGTACCATCCTGGTTTCTTGCTCGTTTATTTCTATTAAACATTATGTTATATTCTTACCATCAAGTTTAGCATTTAATACTTTGATTTCACCGCTTATCTCTTGTAACTTTTCATACATATCATTTGATTCTTGTGGTTTTTCTTTTGGCTCTAGTTGTATATCCATGTATTCTATTGTTACTTTGTCACCATTTTGTAAAGCATTTCTTACTTTTGGGTACATTTTTTTATATGCGTCACCAGAACCACCAACAAAACCATCCTTACCTTTATCTAAGTCTTGTTGTGTTTCACCTACTAATAAACATCCTGCTGTATGTTCATCAGTGTTACCTTTGTGTATAAGAATCCACTCAAATCCTGGTACATCTTGAATCCACAGCATCCCTTTATGGAAGGTGCTACCGTAGGAAGATAGGTAACGTTTATTGAAACCTCCTTCAGCTCTTAGCACTACATTATATGAACCTAATGGTATTGCTGTTTCAGAGTGAATTTTCACTGCTTGAATTTGGTCCTCTAAAGTAAAGCATTCAAACATTCCATCTATGAATAACATTCCGTTTGTTGCATCTTTACCGAACTGTGTTCTTACTACTTGTAGTTTCATTTTACCTCCTACCTACTTGGATATTTACAATTGCAAATAGTTACATTTGTATATCCATTGTCTGCTTTAAAAGTACGACAATGATTATCTATCTCATCATCAATGTCATCAAGTATAACATCATCAAACCACATTATTTCCTAAAACCAATAGTTAATAACCATATACCTAATGTAATTAATGTTGCTAATCCTGTGACTTGCTGCGCACTACCAGTCAACGTTAGTGTAGCAATAACTAAACCTACTAAAGTCCAGCTAAGGTTAAGTGTTTCTTTGATAGCCTCTACTAACCAGGACCATAATTTATTTATCATATTTGTTTCCTAAACATAAACGCAGCCATACTTGCTATTCTAGTCAAGATTACAGGAACTACTACCTCTTGTGCTTTTTCTTTCTGGTCATTTGTCATATCATCTCCTATGTTTCCTATAGTTATTTCAGAAAAATCTACATCTACAAAAGTTTCTATTGGATTGTCTAAGAATGTTTCAAACTGTACCTCTGTAACAACGTCAGCTAATGTGTAGTTCTCTACATCTGCATTCTCTACAGCTCTCTCAACGTACTCTTCAACAGCTACTGCAACAACTTCATCCTCTTGTATTGCCTCTGCAATAATTTCAACATCTTCAGTCTGTACCTGTAATACTTCAGCGACAACTTCAACTTGTTCTTCAGTAAGTATTTCAATATCATTAATAGCCTCCTCAACAACAGCTTGTACAACTTCTTGTACCTCTTCTGTAGCTTGTTCTAAGTTCTGTACACCTATGTCGTTAACCTCTTCTAATACTTCTACAACTTCTTCTGGTGCGAGTTCTTGCACATATACTTCAATGGCCTCTGTAACTTCTTCATCTGTTAAATCTTCTTCTAACTCTATTACTACTATTTCTTCTATGACTTCTTCTAGTTCTGCTACTTCTTCTCTGACATCTTCTGGTATCGGCTCAACAAAAATCTTTTCATCTTGAAGTTCATCTTCTCTATCTTTGTCATCTCTAGGTATCTCTTTGTC